CTCTTTAGTTATTATAGTAACCTTGGTCTTTTAACTTGTTATAGATGTGAGTAGCGTCCTGACGAGCAATGTGAGCCAACAGTGTCTTTCCCTCACGCTCAAAACTGTCTGCCGCTTTGTCGAACACAACAGACAGCCAATTCATAGCGTCCATCGTTTCTGATTTACTATACCACTCATCATCAAGCCCTTTTGCCCGGAACTCACAGATGCTTTGGTCCATTATGAATTTCATGTTCACCCCCTTACTCGTCCCACTCTTCTACACCGCTCTTTGTGATGTAGCAGAAACGAATCTCGCCAGTCGTAGGAGCAGTAAACTCAAATCCTGCGGAAAACCGAAAACTGTTAGCGCCTATGATGCGGAGTTCACTGATGCGTGTTTCATGCTCTGCATAAATCCTTTTGCAGTTTTCCCACGCCCACATCTTCTTTGCGCTCACGCTATGGTATGCGTGATACAGTTCAGTCATATTAGACCTCTCAAAAGAATCCACAATAGCCGCCTGCCTTTTCGTCATAATTTTTTTCTCCTTTCCAATATATAATATGTGTGCTACAAATATATTATATATTGTAGCACACATTTAATTGGTTGTCAATAACAGATTTTAATAGTTTCTCTGGAACATCATGGCAATATTTTCTAATGCTCTGCGGAGTTTCTGCTTATCAAGGCGCCGAGCGTCTAATAGTTCAAGTGCGTCCTGCGCCATCTCAGACGCCTCAAGGACTAAATTTCTACCCTTTTCCCAATTTGCAGAATTTTCTTCTTCTAACTCCTTATAATCAGCTTGTAAATTATTTAACTCACCTGCACACTCTTCTGCAATCTCATCCATATTTCTACGAATATAATGAAAAGCATCCCACTCATCAGGATAAGCACTCTGGAGAACATCAAGTGCATCATTGTAATCACCGCAGGGGGTACTTCGTCCTGCAATATAAATCATTTCCATTTCATTTTCTCCTTTCCACTTATAACAACTCTGTATGATGCTCTTTAAGCCAAATACAAGCCTGAATAAAAGAATCAAATTCAGGAATTGACAGCCAATTCGCAAAACAAGCATCTGTCGTATACCACGGATAATGCTTGGAAATCCTGAATGGTTTATTCTTATCCTTATGATTAGAAACGGAATAATCATTCAGCCTGTAAATCATTTCAAGATTGCCACAAGCACGATACACAACAGTATGTGGTGTTACACGAGTAGTCGGCAGTTTAATATTAACTTTTTCCATCTACTTTTCTCCTTTCACTAAAAATTAACCTGTCTCATCAGTACCAGTAGGTTATCTCTGGCAGACGCTCCTTTCGGAGCGTTTCGACTATTTTGTGCAAACCTCTAAAATGAAATCCTGAATCATTTCGCCGAGGCAGTGTTTCAACTCCTCATACTCCCAATCACAATGAGCATATAATATATGCTTTGCGGTGTTATCATATCTACGAACAACATCATAAGCAGGACGAACATTGCCGAACGGAGCATAGCCCGTGACAATAGCTGTATTGCTATTAACCTCATAAATATCAGCGCCCCAACCCTCACGTCTGACTGTATAGGCAATAGGATTTTCGTAGGTTAATAAATGCTGTAAATCGCAGTAGCCAACACAAATAATGTTAATGTAATTGGCTTTAATAGCCTTTTGGGTTGTTTTGAACTTCATAATTAAACCTCCAATCTCTTATGGTGTTCCTGTATTTCTTCGGCAATAATTCTAATATCACTAGCCCAACATTCAGTTTTAGTAACTGCCCACGGCTTTAAATTACGCGGCTTACGGAGAATCTGTCTTGTAATAGGGTCTGCTGTAACAGTCATGCAGGACCGTGTGCCCGTAATGAGATAACGAACTAAATTATTGTGGTATAACTCTGCGGTTATATAAATATAATCATCACTGGTGCAAGTGAATGTTATCTCCACAACTTTTTGAAGCTGTTCTAATTTTTTAGGTTTATCCCAAATCAGAACAGCTATATTCTGCATAATCTGATTCTTTATCATCCTTCTCCTTTCAGAGGTCTCTATATTAAACCCTCATAATCTCATCAAAATAGAATCTAATACCATTCTTACGAATAAATGGACGACCTGCCAGTGTGCGCTGAATTTTATGACGCCGAATCTTCTGCCGTCCTGTGCCAAAATTAAAACAAGCTACCGCATAATCCTCGAATCCATTCTCAATATCGAGAATCTCAAGGCCTCCAAAATTACTCATACAGTAACAGCCGACTGCCTTTGTATCGGCATATTTCTTATACAACGGCTCTCTCATATCATTTTCTCCTTTCACTTAATCGTTGGCGTGTCACCTTGGTATAGGTGTGTCAACAGGCTATAAATATCTATAATCATAGTAGCACACATTTACTAACCATGCAAGCAAAAATTGAAGTTTTCGCAAAAGTCGAATTTTCACGAAAATTCAAACAATTCAAACAATTTGAGTTTCTTCTTATATATAATAGAAAAAACACGTTCGGCCCACATATTATTTTGGCTCAAACGTGTTTTTTCTGTTTATTATACTACTTCACCAAATGCCACTTTGGCATCATTAACATTATTTATTGTCAATAACATCCACAATGTTACTGACCATTATTTATGTTACCGTATTTGTTGATGTTGGTCGTTTATCTAATACATCTGCAAATAACTTCCTGCCACCTGATTGTATCTTCTTATAGCAAACAGCACCATAACCAAGCTGTCTTGCTTCTGGCTTTTTCAACTTTCTGCCACACCGCTTACAAAAATCATACTCCCGAGGACTTTTTTCGCTTTTCATAGTATTCGTACTCCCTTACTTTTGCCACCACAGTTCTTGCCACATCATACAATGCGGATACAGGAACTTCATGAGTGTTTGCCGCGCTCTCTATTGAGTGGTGCATCACTACAACATCCCAAATGGCGTGAATTGCATTTGCCTGCTTGGCTTCAAAATCTGTCATAATTAATCTCCCTCACCATACTGAATCTGTCTAACTAATTTATATGACCACAACGCACCATTACTCAATCTAACATACAACATGCCAGGATAAACACAACCCAAACTATATAATTCCTTTTCAATTACTCCAACATGAATATGCACATGTTCACAATCATTTGCCGCTTCCACAGTATCGTATGTTGCACCGCAAACCTCACATTGATATTGTTTAACTTCTTTTGGCATCCTTTTCTCCTCTTTAATGAACTTTTACGTTGAGGCGCGCTATCAGCAACAGCACGCCCCTACCAGTGTCGAGTAGCTAAAATTAAATACAATTTATTTGAATACAATTTATTCTGAAAAGATGTATTTCTCCCAATAAATTTTCTGCCATCTGCGATACATTTTAAAGAATCTAACTACATATTTCCACTCAACGCCCAGCTTTAAGAATCTGCCTACATACGGTTTGTAATCGCACAAAGCTGTACATATAGGTTTGCCAAACGGGCACTCGCCATCAGGCTTTTTGTAGTAAAAACAATTTCCCTTTACAATATTTGACATAATAAATACTCCATAGCGAAACTATCTTCAATCTTTCCTTGTTTTATTCCAATCTCTGTTTGCTGTATAAGCTGTAGCATTTTTAGTAATTCTGATACTGAATATTTACCAAGATGCTTTTTTGCATTTTTTATCTGCCACCCTGTCAGCCCAGAAGATTTAGCAAGGTCTTTTCCTTCATATGCTTGTGTCTGTAAAAGTGCTTTTGCATTATTCCACAATACTGTTAGCATTACCATTGTTGCTTCGCCTGAATCATATGACTCTCTCAGCAATGCAAATGCGGTTTTTGGTTTTCTATCGAGTATTGCGTCTACTAAATCAAATATTGCATCATATGGTGGTTCATGTATTGTTCCATCTTCTACTAAAGTCTCAAAGCAATGATTTAACCAATACTGACCTCCATCACGTTCTCGCTCATCTCTATTTTCCCATGTAACGTTATTATACCTCTTTAACTTATCAATCTCTAACAGAATCCTACCATAATCGTGTTCACAAATCTCAATCAATATACCACAATTCTTATCCGATAAAGTAATAATCTCCTTTTTGATATATTTTTTCAATATTGTATCTGGTAGCGGCTCAAATTCTATAATGCGCTCTTTATTATCTTTATAATACTTTTTTCGCTTATCAACAGCAGTCAGTACATGTATTAATAGATTGCTCTGTAATGCGTCTAAAATGCTCTGTATGACGTTTGAATCAGCTTGTAATAGTTCTGTATCATCACGCACTAAAAACAGCTTAGAAACGCTTAGAAACGCTTTAGAACGTAAACTATAAAACACATCTTTTATACTGTTTATTCGTACTATTTCAGAATTTGTAGCTTTGGCAATCTGTTCTATATATATTTGCTGTACTTTCCATTCAGGACCAGTAAAAATCAGATAATTAGGGATTTTTTTAATCTTTATCCGATTTTTTAGTGTTGATACATCCATATTTTACCTCAAAAATAAAAACCAAACTACTGAATAAATTATGCCAATAATATCAAGAACTACAAGTATTCCGAGTATATACACATATTTTGGATAATTATTTCCTAATGCCATATCCCATTTTCTTCCAATGCTCTCATTAGCAAGCAACGCCTCTACAATAAATTTAGCAATCACTGTCAATACAATAAGTAATACGGTTAATTTAACTCCTAACATGTTTTCTCCTATAAATTTGTAATTTTTATAACCCACGCACCAAATAACATTGATTTATTAACACCAGTAGTTCTTAAAGCATTAAGAAATTCATTTGTTATTCTTATTCTCTCAAAATCGTCCTCTGGACGATAAAACTGTGATTTACAACCGTTAATCATGTAATCTTTTATCACAGAATAACAAATGTTCTTATAGCCTCGCCAAACAAGTGCTAAATCATAATAACAAGCTGGGTCATCTGCTTTAAGCGCAATTTTATCTGCCGCTTTAAATGCATTTGTAAGACCACAAGATGGAAGATTATTATAAAGTTTATAGGTATAATTTATAAACTCATTAGGGTCATACGAACAAATTGCTACTATATCACCGGGATTTTCGCAAATTTGCACAATATCGGCTATTTTATCTTGATACTCACTATCAACAATAGCTTCGGCAATTTTTTGCTTCTCAAAATCACTATATCTATCCATATACATTGTTTGCGCCCGACTTCTTAAAGTCCACAACACATTATTCTCACTGGAAGCTGTAGCAATAAGGCAATTCTCATTTGGCGGCTCTTCTACAAGTTTCAATAATGCATTTTGAGCATTGGGAGATATTTTATCTATATCAAAAATTATAAAAAGTGTATTATGCATATGATTTGCCATATCTATAAGACCTCTAATCTGGTCTACAGAAATAGCTTTATTATCTGCACCCACTATATAAATAGCTGACTGCTCAAACACATCACGAAGAACTGTCTTTTTACCGCTCCCCTTGTCACCAACAAGAAGCAAAAATCTCGGCCTCGACTCGCCATATAGACACTTTAATTGATTCCTCAAATACTCCTGTCCTATCATTTTAATCTCCATATACAATAAGCATTGCTTCAACATCAGCTTTTACATTTTGCGACCACTTTATTTCAGCATTAAGATTAACAAATCTTTCAAGCCATGTTTTCAGCATTTTATAATCATCGTACTGATAATCATTTAATATTTCCACATACTCATCAAGTTTAGGGATATTTATAAGTGACCAACTGCACTTCATAGAGTATTTAATGCAGTCTGTAAGAAAAACAATATATTGGCGTACAAACTGCTTTAAATCTTTTCCAGAATCATAAGCATTTTCTATAAGAACAACGGCATCTTTTACTGATAAATTATTGTAGCCAAGTAATGCATCTGTCAGCTTAAACATAGGGCCATAATCAATAATTCCAAGTGCTTTTACCACATTCTCTACAGTTAATTCTGGTGAATATGCAAGGCACTTATCCAGATAAGTTATACTGTCTCTGCACCCACCATCTGCTAACTTTGCAATATATTCAAGCGGCTCTTTATCAACTACTTTATCAATATCGTTGTACCCCTCATCATCTAAAATGCACCAAAGTCTTTCTACAATACCTTTCTGACTGATTCTCTGGAAATCATATCTCTGCACTCGTGAAAGAATTGTCTTAGGGATTTTCTGTGGGTCAGTCGTGCAAAAGATGAAAATACTCTTTGCAGGCGGCTCTTCAATAATCTTTAACATTGCTTGCCACGCTGAGTTAGACAGCGCATGACAATTATGTACTAAAACACCCCCGGCAAAATAACTGTGGTCGCCATCAACTTCTAAATCATACATTGTTACAGTTTCGCCAGATAATTCTGTATCTGTAAAACTATCTCTGAACAATTCGTCATTATTTCCTCGTTCGTAAATCTCAACACTGTCCACCCTAAGTCTGCCAGACACTTCATTTTCTTTGCATCTTTCAACTGTCCACTTTTCCAACGATGGCCGACTCCATCTACTTCTATCGCAAGTTTCTTCGTCAAAAAACCAAGGTCTACTTTGTAACACGTAGGATACAGATGTTCTTCCTTCGGACAGTTTGTTGGAATTGCTAACTCCAACTCCCATCCATCTCCTAATGCTTGCCACAAGACTATCTGCGGAATCGTATACTTCCCGTTTCCACCCCGGTACGAATACCATTTGTGAAGCGTGCCATTCTTCGTTTTCGTATCCAGCATTTTCTGAATCACAGCTTCGTTTGCCATTGGATTCGATTTCTTCATTCTTTCGGATGATTGTTTCCGTAATTCCATCCCATATTCTGTATTCGCAGTTTGTATATTGGACAATGATATACTCCGCTTCATACACTCCTGAGAACAAGTTTTCTTGTTTGAGTAATTCGGAACTATCATACTCTTGCCACAAATCTGACACTTCACTTCCTTTGTTTTTGGAATATGATTTTTCTTCCTGTACTCCACTGAGCAACTGTGACAACAAAATTTCTCTCCTCTGTCCCGTTTCTTTACAAACTCTGTTCCACAATTCTTGCAAATCTTCACTACCATAAACAATAAGACCTTTCTTCAAATTACGTGCTTCAACCCACCCAATTTCTGTAAAAAACAGATGGTCAACTGTTGTAATAATTTTCTTATTGTTTACAATAACACAGCATAATCGGTCTGTCAACACGCTATTCTTAAAAATGTGTGTCGCTTTATGATTACCTGTCATACTCTTAACATAATCACCCACACAAATTTTATTTATAGGAACTTGGCCATACTCTGTGTCAATTAACGTATTTGCGGGAAAGCACTCATCAATAATAAAGATTTTATACTCGGAGTTAATGCTCTTTGTCTTTGCTTGCTGAATTATATTTCGTACATCATCAACACCATTATTAGATGCGCCGTCAAGTTCAATCGGATTTCCTTCTCCTTTATTAATATCATTTGCAAATATTCTCGCACACGTTGTTTTACCGCATCCAGCAGGTCCGCAGAAAAGATATGCATTTTTGACCTCTCCACTTTCAAGCTGTTGCTGTAAAATAATCTTTGTACTGGACTGTTCACTTACTTCATCCCATGTTTTGGGGCGATATTTTACTGCTAAAGTTTTTGCCATTATTCTTCAATCTCCCTTTCAGGTAATGCTAATATTTCTGAAATTGGTGCGTTATAATAATACTGATTATTTGTACAGTGGCACGGTGTATACTCATATTCATAAGGCCATCTTATTGGACAACTCTTGCAATTATTACGTGCGGACGATTTATCATACTCGCACAGAAAACAACTATTTTCTATACTCTCTTTAGGAAAATGGGTGTCACACCATTCTATCTTATACGAAACTCTCTGACCACCATTAGGCATATCGCCCAAATCTTTCTGCATATCTGTCCACATCTGACGGTGAAGTTCTAATGCTTTCTCTCTTGTAAGATTTTTCATTCTTCTACCTCTCTTTCTGGTAAAGCCAACAGTTTTGGAATCGGCATATACGACCAATCTCTTTCATCTTCATATTTATCCCCATCTTCACATCTTCCACAAGGCCAAGCTATAAGACACTCGCAATCACCGTAGTTAGCATCAGCATACTCACACAAAAAACAATTATGACGAATAATTTCATAATCATCATCTAATTCTGGAAAATGTTTTCTAAGCCAATGTCTTTTATAGCTATTACGCATCGTTCTCGGAGGATTATCTCCTAACGCTTCCATCATATCTGTCCACATCTGACGATGAAGTTCAAGTGCCTTTTCTCTTGTTAATTCCATTTATTTTTCAACCTCTCTTGTTCTTTTTCTTCCAGTTCTTTAGTAACTCGTTTTGCTTCTGCATCAAATCTTGATTTAGGGTTGAGTAATTCATCCACACTCATATCAAGATATTTTGCAATCCTAAGAACCACTGTCATATTCAAACTTTTCAAATCCCGTGAAAGATAGCCGGGAGATACCCCAACAGCACGTTCCATATCACCGATAGTACCACGAGATTTAGCAAAATACCTTGCGTTCTGCTTAAACTGAAAAATCTTTTCTCTTTCATCCATAGTTAATTTTCCTCATGTAAAATATATCTTGCGTATCGACAGGACTCGCCGAAGCGAGTCTCTGTCTCTACCATAACAGTTTCAATATCATATCCTTTTTCCCGCAAATCAAAGATACAGGCGGCAAGTCTTGTAATGCCGTATTTTCTAAAAGCCTCTTCACTCGTCAGCCACGGATATTTCCTCAGATGTTCGAGAATCGCCACTTTGCTTCCTCGCATTTTCCATTTCCTGCTCTCTGCTTTTTTCTTCATCATTAGAAAATCCCCCCAAAATCATATCAGCAAATCTCACACCATTATAAACAAAGAAATCTTCCCCTGTAAAAGAACGATAATAGTTATCAATAGGAGTAAAATCTCTATGCTGTAAATCTAACTCTGCCGCTTTGGCGATAAGTTTTACATCGTGTACATGGATAGATATAAGACCATCATATTTCGGCTGGTCATATGTAGATGCTGTAACTCGCCACAAATCTCTATCATCATCTACAACACCACACACTACCTCAGTGTTCATAGCTTTTGCGCCAATTACAAGCGCATCGAGCCAGTTAATAACATTCTGCTTAATCATTTCCTGTGTCGCACCCATTTTAAATTCTCCCTTCTTCTAATGCAGTTTTTAACAACTCAAACATCCGCTCTGAAATAATGTAGTATCTCTTATTTGCACTAGGACCGAAATCAAAACACAGTGCAGATGCTTGTTTACCCATTGCAAAGGCTTCCTCTTCATTCTTTAAAAGCCAATCTTCCTTGACTGTAAACGACTTACAATCTGTGGTTTTTGTCTTGGCTTCAATCAGAAACTGGTCAGTAATTACATCACCCTTCTGAAATGCTGTTGCGCCACTATTTGCTTGTCTCTTACCGCCTACAGCTTTTGCAATCTTTTTCTCCTGCTGTTTACTGTAATATCTTGTTGGTCTATTCATGCTACATACTCCTTGTACTGATAATTCTCAAATACACAACGAATTTCACCACGACCTTCTACATAAAAGATGTATCTCATATCTCCTTCAAATGATAAATACTTACACAAAAGTTTACCGTCTACAACTGTTCCATCTCTCAATGTAATTTCTATCATCTACTTTTCTCCTTTCCATAAAAAATGTGATACAATGCGTCTTTCGACTCTTAAACATTGTATCACACTATAATTAAAAATGCAAGCAATATTTTGAAGAAATAGTTAATTTTTTAAAGATTAACGTCACTTGCTACATAATATCCTGTAATGCTGTACTTAGTACAGTATTCCTTTATCTCTTTTGCCTTTGTCGCAGACCGTGAATATTCCAAAAACCAAGTATCAAGGCCGTGGCATCTTAATCTCTGCATATGCTCTTTATATTCGTTGGATTGAGATTTATTCTGACTTTTAAACTTACCTTTACCATCATAATCAGTAATAAGAGTAAAAACCTCTTCCTGAGTAACACCATTTATAAATGAGGCTAATGGACGCTCTGTAAAGCTACTTCCCTCAAGTTTAATGATTCCTTTTTCGCCAAAAGCTAAAATTCCGCATAACGACGAGTAGGCATTTGAAAATTTTGAAAACGCTCCAGTTTGCACTTTATAAAGCAGTGCATTTTTCTCTTGGTACTCTTTTATGACAGATTTTATATTTGCCAACGCAAGTTTATGTCTTAATGCAACTGCATTATCATATAAACCGAAAGCGCCAATTTGAACTTTATATGCGCCGCCGTTTAATTCATTGTTCATATACTCTTGAAGCCATTTATAGCCCCCATTAAGCATAACATAGCCGTTCAACGCTTTAATTCTTCTTAGGACAGAAGCAACAGCCTGAAACATAGCAGAGCCGCCATTATATTCATAAATATCTATATTATCGCACCACCAGCCATCACATCCAACTTTCTGCACTTCTTTAGCCCTGTTGACAATAAAATCTCTAACCTTAGTTCTTCTTAAATCAATCCACCACTCATGAGGCCAATCTTCAAGCTGATAAGGTTTACCATCTTTCATAATACGATAAGGCTTTAATTGATTATAATAAGAGCGTGTATCTTCGATTGAGCCGATATTTAAATATCCCAACACCCTATAGCCCTTTTTCTTTAACTCCAAAACCTGTTCTTTATTAAAATCTTCTGGCTCAATAACAATAGTACATGGTTTTGCCGTCTTTTTTAAACCCCTCGCTTTACTACTGCTGGTAAGAAATACCTTATAATCTGTCATACCGCTTTTTTAAACACCTTTCTAAAATCTTTACGTTTTGAGCAGGTTACAGTTAATTCATCTTCAACTATATCAAAATAAATATCGCCATCTTCATGATTTCTCATAACTAATGCGCCAACTTTTTCAAGTCTCTTACGAGTAGTTCCTCTACCACTTCGCTCTTTATGATGATAATTACTAAACGCCACTAACGGCTTTACTGCTTTACAAATTGCTTCATTACAAGCATTTGCATCACCATGCCACTGACATTTGAAAATATCTGCTTTTAAATCCTTTACAGCTTTAATAAGCGCATTATTACCAGCATTTTGTAAATCACCAGCGGTGTGATAAATCCAATCATCATTAATAGTGAATCTGGTAACAATAGACTCATTATTGACAAAATGATGGCTGTCATGCTCAGAAACAGCAGAAGCAGGAAGTTGATATACACAATCGCAAACAATATCTCCAACTTTAAAACTACTACCAGCTTTCAGATACGAACACGTAGCGCCATACTGTTTTGCCTTTTTAGCCTGATTTCTAATCGCATTACCGTAAGATTTCTGGTATCTATCAAGCTGTTTACAATCAGGTAAATATAATGCTTTTACCTTGAAATTCTTAAATACATTTGTTAGTCCGCCGTAATGGTCACCATGAGCATGGCTTATAACAACAGCGTCAATCGTAGTAACACCAGCTTTTTTCAACTTCTTAACTGTGGTAGAAGATTCTTTTGCTGTATCAATAAGAATTACATGCTGTATGGTTTTATCATCATCTCCATACTCAATAATTGCAGTAGCGTCACCGTATTGACCTTCATCTTCATCCATAAAATCAATAGCCCAGATTCTAATTCTATGATGGTGTTCTGAACTATAATGCTCAGTTTCAGGATTTTGTACCGCATCAGTAACATTAACTGACTGTATTCTTGCATCAATACCAAAAACTTTAATGCGATTTGCAAATATTACTGCATTTTGATATAGAGAAAATGCGCCGCATTGTACTTTATAATAAAGACCCTCTCGTTTAACTATTGGTTTTATGCCTACTTTTTCTATTATCTCTGCCGCTTGCTTCTCTGCATTTGCTTTTATAAGAAATGCGCCAGTTTGAACTTTGTATAATGTCATTAATTACCTCCATAAAACAGCGCACTAAAATAGCCGCTTTTTTGCTCCCTTCTTCTGCGGTATTTTAGTGCGCTTAACTTGAACTTTAACTTTCATAAATCTTTTAGCTATTCCTACAACCCACGACTCTGTTATCGGTAAAAATGCTCCTGTACTCGCATCCCAATCTTTAAACTCCTCATAAAGAGTTACTTTAGATGAAATATCCGGATATTTATTCTGCAAATCTCGTAATTCTCTTGCCCATTCATCCCACTGCTTATCAGATATTATATTCTGATTTAAGTGATAATACAAGCACGAATGTATAAGCATTTGATACCGCCTTTGCTGTATCTTTTCTGCTATCTGCAACTCCTGTCCTGTAAATAATTCATATGTGTTATTTACTAACATATCTAAATAAAATTTTCTCTGGTAAATAATAACAAGTAACTAAATCATAAACTTGACAGCCTACAATACCAATACCTGCAAAAAACAAAATAACTGCAACTATACCAAAAAATATTAATATATCTTCATCGAAATATTCTTCTGCTGTAGCTTTTTTATAAACAAAAACAGAAAGTCCTATACCTACAATAATACAAATTATACCGATAATCATCCAAAATATAGATTGCCCTACTTCAAATTTTACTACTCTTTCGGCTAACTGTTGAAGATAAGGAATAGCTGTACTACTACTCCAATCTAACATTAAACCAAATTTCTCAGCTAATTTTTGTAACATTTCTGTTGACATAAATCTCCTTTCACTAAAATAATTCATATGTTTTCATTTTTACTCCACACTATTGGCGCCGTTGTACCCCGTCCATAACGACAACTTCAACCCTTCGTACAACAATTCCCTCATAATGCCGAGGGCAGGACTCGAACCTGCAACATTTAGATTAGAATTTTGAGGTGACTAAATTCAAAATCAGTGGTTCACTGCATCTTACAGGATTCCCATTTTCACCTAAAAGTATCGTCAATGTGACACAGCTTAGATGGCTGCCGCTTTACCAATTAGCTACCCCGGCATAACAGCCCCAACCGGAATCGAACCGATATTACAGGAATCAAAATCCTGTGTGATTACCATTTACACTACAGGGCCACATCGTGCTGTGATACCGCTATGACGACCATCACAGCACTTTGCGAAAGGAAAACAATAAAATGGCAAACTACCAGACAAAAGTAGTTGCGTAGGGGTGGTAGGACTCGAACCTACAATTACTGCGGTACCATCGCAATTTAAGACTGCTGTATGAACCACAAAAACATGATTCAAATTTAAGCGTGTTTGCCAATTACACCACACCCCTATAAACGGGAGCAGAAGGATTTGAACCTTCGTTGTCTGTTGATGGAGACAGACTGTTGCCGTTGACATACTCTAACAACCACATCACTGTTGCACCCTTTGTCTACACTTACACTCCCATGGTCGGTTTAAAGTAAACCGATAACTGCACATCGGGAATAATTGGCCTGTCGTTCTGCTAACTGTATAGCTTTCGACCACCCTGTACACAAGCAACCTTACTTACTATCGACAATTAGTTTAATCAGTGCGACACTGAGTTACCCACATTTGCTCTTAACTCCGCAGGGGGTAGATAGGAATTGAACCTATGAAAACCAACATTTTATCCGATAGAAAAATTGCTGTATGAACCACTAACATGATTCATCGTAAAAATTCTACCCCCCAATAGACTCTCTGAGACTCGAACTCAGGACCGTCCGGTTATGAGCCGGATGCTCTGACCAACTAAGCTAAGAGTCTATACTGGGCGCACACTCTTTTATTTTTATTTTTAACACACACAACACACACATAACGAAAGGAGCGAGTGTACGCCCAAATCGGGATGTTCAGAATTGAACTGAAAACTATTCCCTAATTGAATACATCCCGTGAGTGAGGGGTGTGGTCTCATTCGGATATGCATGTGAACACCGCCTCACTGTTGCGATTCTCTTCAAAGGTAACAATCGCAACAAAAACCCTGTTTTCTTTTCTGCGTCTGTTCAGAAATAAAAACGTGCTACCAGTGGGGGTCGAACCCACACGCTCATATGAGCAACGGATTTTAAGTCCGCACCGTATACCAATTCCGACATGGTAGCATATGCGGCTGTTTTCGATGAGTTCCATTTAACTGATATTACTCTTCCGGACTATCAGCACCGCTTTGTATACATATACGCTTATAACGTGATTAGATAATAACGTATTTCATAATACGCCCGCTGTAGGCGTACCCTGACATTTACTAATTCTATGGCGCATTAGCATCAGGGAATCTGCGCCAACATTAGGAAATTTTCTAAACATGTGACCTCCAACACTCACTGTTATCCGCACCACCAGATAGCTTTATTGCGGAGATTACTGTTACAAGTCTTTTCAGACAAGGCTGATGCTTTAGAGATTAGGGCCATCATTTAACTTCCGCTTATCCCTCAATGCGGCAAGCACCAAAAACACATGTGTTCAATCATCGTCATCATCAAAAGGCAACTTCGTATCAGGGAAGAGAATACCAAACAACAGTTTATCAGCATCAGACATGTTCTTAAAATCCGCTTCAATCTGCCTGTGAATCTCATCCATAGGCGTAAACACTGTTTCAACAACCATATTAACTTCGTCACGGTCAAGCACGCCCTTTGCTACCATGCGCTTCATAATAATCGTCAGTTCCGTGATAAGGTCAATCTTTGTGCCATGAAACTCTAAACCGCCATCGTACTTAATCATTTGCAATCTCCTTTCGTATAATAGCACTTTTTATTATCCAACCGGACCACTTCATCTTAACTAAATCTTCCTTGATGTTCTCTATATCGTCAATCTGACGACTAATACCGATTTTGCCGAGACAAATCGGACCGATTCCATAATATCTGCTAATAGGGTTTGTAAGTTCTCTTCCACAGCACATACAGGTGATTGTAGGCTTTGCAAACCCATGCAGGTTCATATATACCATGCCTCGTGTCTCTTTTTCAACAGTACCTCGCATCGTCACACAAGGCATGGGCTTGTTTTTATTCCACTTGAGCATGAAATCGAACCCGCCAGAAGAGGGCTGTGTCATGTACCTCTTCACTGTAATTTCATACTCTTCACTATCTGTAGATTGCGCTATATGCTGTCTATTTTGCTCTGTATCGACTTTTACAGCACTCGCACATAACTTTATGCTACTCCTGCTGTTAAGCGTCTTAAAAACGCTTACAGCGTCTTTAACGCTTTCATAGCGGACGCCATCTATTTCTACAGCGCCCTGCCACTTGCTTAATATCGCTTTCATAATTTACTCCTCTGGTTGCTGACCACGTTCTGCGTGTCGCTTATCGACTCTTATATAGTATCACACATTCATTCAGATTGCAAGCGATTTTTGAAAGTTTCTTAACATTTTTTCATTTCTTTATTAACGATATTTTCTATTATTTTGAGAACATCTTCATGCTCTTTTAAATATGAATACACATTAACAAGGCCGTGAATCTTACCCTGTAAAATATCGCCGCTCTCAGTATCTACAATATCGAACCAAGAACCTGATTTTACTATCACATCAAATTTTATAGCAACATCCACTAAATCTCTCAGATAATCTATTCCTGCCTCATAATTTAAAGAATAAAATCCTGTTCTTCTACTCGGCGGACATGTTTTATTCTTTATCATTGACATAAGAACAATATTACCTACTGGTGCATCTGCTGATTTATTTAACTCATTTCCTTTTTCATCTATATATTTTCCGCGGCTAAATTGAATACGAACAGAACATCCGTGTCTCCACGCTTTACCGCCAGGAGTAGATATTCCACCGTACATACTTGCAAGATTATCTCTAATCTGATTAATACCGATACCTGTACAATTATGGCGCTTCATTAACATTTCAATTTTTTTAGAGAATCTTGTCAGAGCAAGCGATATACCGCCATATACTTTATCTTCATATGTTTTCTTTTCATCCATCTCTAATGAAGATACAAGAACGCCAATACTATCAAGTACCCACAACCCTACTTCTCCTGTATCTACTGCATCTTCTATTATCTGGAAAATATCTTCTGCTGATTGAGATTTTGGCTGTAATAAATATAAACTATCTACATCTACGCCCAATTTCTTCGCCCACTCTGCATCTAATGTGTTTTCAGCATCAACATAAAGCACACTTCTACCATCACCGGATTTTTGATAGTTAGCGACAATATCTAATGCTGTGGTTGTCTTACCACCATGCTCTTCGCCAAAAAACTCTGTAATCTTACCGACAGGTATACCGCCAAATGTGCAATAATTCATTCTTGGAGAAGTAAATGGAATACGTTTATAATCATACTCAGATAGACCGTGAGTAATTATATCCTCGCCAAACCTCTTATTTGTCTGTTTTATTATCTCATCAAGTTTCTGACCCATTAACTACCTCTTCGTTCAGTAAAATATTTATCACTTGCTCTGCTCTATTTCTACCAATACCCTTTACAGATAACATAACTTCCATTAATCTTTCTTCTGTCACTATTGCACAATCATCAAATTCTGATTCTCCTTCTTTAAATCCATCTGAATACATTGCTTTACATAGTTCCATTAACCAACGATTAAAGTCGTTAAGACTCATTTTTTGAATCTGCTTTAATTGTGCAAACGATATTGGCTTCATTCATCCATAATCTCCATAACATAGGGCAAATCTCTAAAAATCTCTATAAAATTACGCCACTCATCAAGTTTATGACCAGTACGTTGTTTAATTATAGTTGCTACATTTTCATAGGTAAATGTAACAGTTCTTTTCTGATTATAAGAAGATGGAAGTAATTGAATCATCTGCCACCAATCGGTTTTATTCTTCGTCTGCAAATATGAGTTTCGACATGCGTTTAGACAATCAATAACGACTTTCAGCACCATATAAGGCTTGTGCATCTCTCCATCTTCATCAAACCTTGCAAGCGTTTCTAAATGTTCTGTTGAAAAATCCTCTACTGCAAATTCTTCGGCATGAATCTTGTGCATGGTAGAACAACTATTAGCAACTGTACCAACTTTATAGGTGTCAAACTCTTTCCACCAATAAAGTGGAGCGGTAATATCCATGCTGACAAAAATCTGTCTGAGATACTTTCTATGTTCTGTTCCTGCTTTATATAATCTTTTCATGAGGTCTAAATCATTTTTGCCAATTTGAGGTGGATTATAAGGAACTAAAATTTCTCTGCCATTTTCATCTAAACCGTAAAATTCTCCGTATATTGTATCACTTTTATCCCAACTATTCATAGGGTTTCTCATACCACGAATCGCATGTTCAAATCCCCATACCTCTATCTTCTCCACTTTAATCATTCATCTGCTCCTTCTATCATCTCGTCCAATGTTTTATTAAGTGCTGTTGAAATAAGATATGCCGTAACCAATCGCAATCCATGATTCCCTAATCTAATATTCATTATAGTCTCTCGCATTAGACCAGAACTCTCAGCTAATGTTCTATCAATAAATCCCTGTTCTTTCATAAACTTTGCCAAATTTTTAGAAAACGCTTCATTTACTGTCATCTTCTACTTCTCCATTATGAATTTTTACCCAACCACTACTACACATACCCCACCTCTCACGCTCACAAAGAAAAGCCACATTACATGCCAAATGCCAAAGATGAGGAAGTCCGCTTTCAGCATCTACACCTTCTGGGTCATCAAGATAGTGCATAAAATGTCTATAGGTAGCGTTACGAAGCCTGTCTATATCAATGTTTTTCCACCCATGCTCTCCAGTCTCTGGATACTTTTTTAATCCATACATTCGCACATACGAAATTGCCCAAATTATTCCTCTGGGAGTAAGAGTGAGTTTAGGTTTACCATCATCGTTTTTATGTATATCACTCATTTGTAATCTCCCTTAATTTTTCTTTATAAATCTTGCTACGCTTCATGGAATCGGCAACCATTTCTGCGGCAAGGCGAATGATTTCATCTTTATATTCGGCAAATACATTTTTTACAATACTTTCTGTAGCGTCATTAAACCCTCTAATTGAACCGTTCCATGTATTAGTAGCAAAAATCTGGTTTCGTAAATCTTCTGCAATCTCTTTTACTGCCGCACTCTCAACACGCTTTTTAATAGTATCGTCATCAATAGTTACTCCAAACTGAATAATATGCTCCATCATTTTCCTCCAATTCTTGTTAATTCTACTTCCTGCATACGCCTTGATAACACCTTTTTAACAGAAGATAATAACTCCTGTGCGCTCTCCACCTTCGCTTTCATCATTTTATATGCACGATTATAGGCCGATGAAACTATAAACTCTTCTTGACTTGCCAATTCCGCAAGTGAATCTTTATCTGCAACAGTTCCCTTATCCTGACTTGCTCTGGCAGTATGATACATTTCTTTATAAACTGCTCTTGATATATCATCACGAATACCAAGATTCTCTGTCATACCAGAAGCAAAATAAATAAGCGTTGAAAGATTCATACAAAAGTCATCCAACTCATCCGATGTTGGCGGATTTTCTCCATCACCCAAACAGTCTCTAATAAATGAAACATATCTATCAAGGTCATGGCAATATGGGTCTATAATATCATTTACAATATTATCTAATGCACCTGCGTTACTCTCTATATTTTCTTGAATTTTAGTAAGAGAACTGGCATTTTCATCCGTTATATTGAATTTCATTTAACAAACTCTCCATATCATATTCAAAGAAAACTCTTTTCTTTTTACCTTTTATTTCTACAGCTTCGTAATTTATCCAAATATCAAATTGGTCATATCGTACACTTTTTCGGTTTTTATACTTATAAAATTCAAGTGTTTGAATTGGAATAAATAACGTAATGTCTTTATCTACCCACCAACATATAATTCCTGCAAATACTCCTTCTATCTTTGATTTTTCAAGAAGTCCGTTCCACTGTGTTTCTGTAATATTACTGAACGGTAAACTCGCTCCATGAACTGATTTACATTCAAAATAATACTCATACGGCTCTCTATACACTATGAAGTCGCAAATATTAGAACTTCCCTTAAATCCTGTTGTCTGGTCATGTAGTCTATCAATAGAAACACCAGGAACTTTTTCAAATGCTTCCCTTACAACATCTTCAAACTTTTTTCCATAACTATACGCCATACTCTTCTCTCAACTCATTATAATGGTCCATTATATATAAACAAATGTCTGTAGTTAAATCTGTACGAGATAGCCTAATAACATTGTTTATGCAGAACATATTTGTTACACCTTTTCTCTGGATTCTTACATAATCCTTAAACTGTTCTTTTGTTGGTTTATTATCATTACTCATATATCACTCCTCTCTCATCTTCCGCAAGACTTCGGCGATTTCATAATGTCTGCCTGTCTTTTCGACTTTGTGTATTACAATGTCTGTGTACTGGTCGCCGATTTCACAACAGTCATCCACTTCTGTCAGCGCAATACCACTGACATACTCTTCATCCGCATAAGTAACGAAGATTTCAATTTCGGGAGCAGACTTCATTCTAACAACATCACCTTTTGCAATCTGCTCTTCCTGTTCCTGCTCATACTGCCGGATTTTCTCAATGGCTTCGGATGCAGTGTGATTTATGATGAATTTCCAACCGCCAGAGCCAAATACTTTTTCTTCTTCGCCATATGGCATATTGGCAATCTTCCTCGCCGCTTCCCATGCATCATTCAACCCTCGCTGATAGGCTTCTTCCTGTGCCTTTTCTGCTCGTGTCTCAATATCGTTTACAGCCACAAGCATCTCGCCAATTTTAGGCTTAATCTCCTTCCAGATTTCACTTGCTTTTCCCATCCTGCTCACTCCTCTCTTTCGCCGTAACTGCAAAAACCGTCCGCTGTTGGAGATACCAATGCATCTGGATTGTCACAGATGCCTATATCTTCGTAGAAATATTTGCAGTCCTTACAGCGGCACACCTGCACAACATCGGCAGATGGCAGAGTCTTGACCCAATCGTCAAGCCGTCTTTTCATGTCGTCTGACCCCATGCGATACATAAGCTGTGTGTGCAAATCATCAATTGCATCTGCCTTGCGGATATAACCACTCATCGTCTTCCTCCGCGTGCTCCATCTTCAGAAAGTTTCTCACGGTATGAAATCTTGCCATATCGAGAAGAGGGGCTTTGCCACACAAACCGTAGTCCGGAAACATCTGCTTGCAGAGCCAGTCCGCAAAAGCATCATCATCCATTTGGTTTAAATATTCACGGTTCGTCATCTGCGTCCTCCTCACTTAATCATTCCGGTAATCTTTTCAATCGCCATTGCTGTGGGCGATGCAAGCCATCCGGCAAGGTCGCCGAGAGTTGACCAAAATACAACAAACACAATCACCCCTGCGAACACCGGGAATATGCACAGGAAGAATACGCTCTCGCCGCCCATACACCCATTTTCATCTATATTCTTCTTTACAATCCACTGCACAAACATTGTTATCACGAACAGAGCCACAACACATAGCACAATGCTGACCACATCCTGTGCGATGCTTTTCTTTGCCAGTTCCGGAATCAGGTAGGTCGCAGCCACACCAAGTTTGTCGCATAACGCATCAATGATTTTTGTTACTTCTTCACTCATTCTTCTTCCTCCGCTTCCTGCACACTAATTGGTTTTAACAATCGACACCCAAATTCTGTTCTATTACAGTGCATACGAGATAAAGAGCATACATTTTTCATAATTGTACAATCATTTACCCATGCACTCTTTCGATAAAACAAACACTCACACAATTTTGGCATTTTATCAACAATGAATTTCATACTCCATCACCTACAAAATGCGTTCAATATTAGCACTATTAATACTCCTGCCCAAAAACTAATAAGAGCAATTACTGTTTCTCTACTCACGTTCTACCTCTTTCTTATCATAGCAAAAAGTTGTGCAATGCCTATTATCAGAATAGCAAAAGAGAAATTACCATTTGCCATCTCTGCAATAAGCGTTTTAATAAATGTTATCATCTCCTACACTCTCTACAACAAGTAAATCCTCTATTTTCACATCAAGAATATCTGCCAAATTAACAAGATTATCTATTGTCGGTAAACCAACGCCGTATGTCCACTTATATACAGACATTATATGTAAATTAAGTTTCTCAGATACTTGTTTCATGGTGAAACCAGACTCATCAATACACTGCCTTATTTTCTTACCTGTTTCCGCCATACAAATTATTTTCATCACTTATCCTTTTTACATCGACTCTTATAATTACAATAATTACAGGTTTTTCGTTCTACGGACTCTGGTTTTGGCGGCGCTATTTTATTACTAACATAACTATCGCACTCACTTATATAATTCTTTAAATTCTCCCGCATCTCATCTGTTACATGAAACATAAATGATTTCATATCAAGAACATCCCGACTTATGTAAACAAATAACACATCATCCAAACCAAATGCGAGAGAATATGCTGTAGCCTGATTATAATGGCTTGGGTCAACATCTTTTCTATTCATGAACTTATAACTATTTTCAGTTTTAAGTTCCAGAATATAATACTTGCCCTTATATCTGATAATACCATCACACATAAATGACATGTTCAACTTTTTATGATATAGCTTCGTTTCCATCCCGTTCTTTGAAACAATCTCTAAATCAGTAAGATTTCTCTGATTTACAAAAGTTGAAACATCTATATATTCACAATCCATTCCATTATCTTTCATCTGTTCAACGGCTGTTTGAATACGAATATGAATATCTGTACCACTATTACATATTCCAACAAGCGTATAACTCGATGAAGATTTATCAGGCTCAATGCCAATTATCTGATAATATGATTGACGAATACAATTCATACCAGAGGGCTTATATGTTTTACTGGGTAATCTATTGTTTTTCTCATCAGTCATTTCTATTGACCGCTTTAAATCATTCAAAAAATCCTGCTCAGGCGGTAACTGATTCTGTACTGAGTCTATAAGACGAAAAACATTTTTTAAAGAGTTTCTTGCCACTTACATGTCCCTCCAAATTGAATCTACAATAAAAACAGCGGAACACACTAATCCAGCAACAATATATGGAGTAACAGGCTTATCTATATTGAATGTAGATACAAACTCCAAATTACTGTAACCGATTATCAGTGACATTCCGCCGATAAATCCAAATACAAATCTCATTTTATGCTCCTTTCCATGTGCGTTATGTATAAAAAGCTACTTATTTATAGTATCACATAATTATTCATTTGTCAATCAAAAAGTTGTGTCTATAAACAACTCTATCATTATCTATAGACACAACTCACACTAAAAATTATTCGTTTACATCCTCATCATTCAAAGCTACAACAATCGTAATATTACCATCTACGATTTTAATAGCAGAATCGTCACCATAGAACATTTCAATCACATCACTGCTGATAGATTTAACGGTCTTAATGAGCATATTAATATTGATAGGCGCGGTAAAATTAACATGCTCCTCACTCGCCACATAACTGATAATCTCAACACCACTCGATGCTTTAGAAGATACTTGCAACCCCTCATTTGCAAATGTAAGAATAACGCTGTTATCATCATAAGGTCCGACAAACAGGGAAAGTCTGTCAAGCATTTGTAGTAACTCGGTTTTAGGAACAGAGCAAAAACTTGTAAACTCTTGGTCAATCAATTCAGAAATAGCATCAATAGCAAAATCATCTATACCATCTGCCAGCTTACCTACAATAGTAGCATCTTGTGTTGTAAAGATAACATCGTTTCCACAATATCTTGCTTCAATCTTCTCTTCACGCATTACCGATACAAGGTCAAGGAAATCGGCATTAATGAGTTTAGGAGTATCGCAGAACTTAATATCCATACTTGCGATTGTTGTTCTGTCTGTTGCAACAACCTTATCTGCCGCATAATAAGCTGTATACTCAGGATTCTCAAATGTGGTGGCGAGTGCTGGCTTAACAGTTTCAAGAATAACCTGAACTGTTGATTTATTTATATTAACAACCTCATCAAATTCAGAACCCATCAACTTTTCATAAGCATCTGGAAATTTGATAAACTCACCATCCTCATCAAGAGGAAGTTCAAGAACATAATTACCATTACCCTTTACATTAAGTGCGCCAGTCTTTTCTGCAACTGTCATTGTGATATTATCACTGGTCATTTTACTAATAAGTTTTGCAAACTGATTAGCGTCAACAACAACATAGAAATCATCACCAACTACATGCTGTTCCTTAACATAAAGGTAATTTGTACCGTCTGTTGTAATAGTCGTGAGCATACCATCTTTGAGTGAAACACAAATCATCTGAGTAATAGGAAGAAGTTTATTATTACCAACCCCCTTTATCGCTCTTGACATTACATCTTTCATTAACTCTGTTCCGATTGTTAATTTCATTCGTTTTCTCCTTTGATAAACTCTATAATGCTAAATATTAAATTAAACATTTCCTCATAACACATCTGTAAGAACATCAAATAGTCATTCATCATTTCTCCAACGGTCTATTAGCAGTAGTAGTTCTCCAATTCTCAGCAAAATAACTTCTATCACGAATTACATACTGACAACCAAAAGAATTTGTAAAAGTTTGAGGATATGTCTTATTAATATGTGGTATCTTAGCGTGTCTCATACGTTCTCTTGCTACATTCCTATCAAGTTTCCGAGTATGCACCCTTGTTGGTATCCTGATTACTTTTTGCATTTTCACTCCTTCTATTTGTACAAATATAAAAAATGGGTGTATCTATAAGCGCAAGTATAGCTTTAACTACAAACTGACCGATTATCATGGAGCGCAAAGTACCATACATATTATTATCGAACAACCAGCCAAAACCAAAACCAAACGCTATAATCACATATATAATACTATCAAGTAGTTGACTGCCTATAGTAGAACCGTTGTTCCAAATCCAACGCCCACCTTTTCTACTTCCATGTTTTTCTATATATCTATCCCTAATCTTATGAAAGACAAATACATCCCAACTTTGTGAGACTAAAAAAGCGGTCAAACTCGCTATAACAAATACCCAATTTTGGCCCATTAACATTACATAACTATTTTGCATATCAGCATCAACAGCTGGTAAATATCTTGCAATGATTATCACAACTGTAGCTAAAATTTGACATATAAAACCCAATTTTACCGCTACTTTTGCTTCTGCTTTGCCCCAAATCTCACCAATAATATCAGTAACTAAAAATGTAATAGGATAACAAATTGCTCCGACAGTCATGGTAACAGGTGAGCCGAAAATATTAAAACCTAAATCAAAAACTTTTGCTGAAATAGCGTTTGCAGTAACTAAACCAACAGCAAAAATCATATACAACAAATACAAATTTTCTTGTGTTTTCTTCATAACAACTCCTTCATTTAATTAGTTGGTAAGGATAAACAACTACCCTCGTTTTTAATTGGTAGGACTAAACAATTTTTAATGATTAAAATAGCAATTTACTTCTATAACCACTACTTTTATAATCACATATTTGTGACCACTCAAACAACGCATCAATGTTGTAATTTCGTCTAGCACCCACATCAACCATAAGTTGCTCAAGTGTATAACCAAAAAACTTCACATCATTTTCTACTAAATCAACCAGCTCTTTATTAAAACGTGTTATATGATTTCTATTTTTACTAGTTTCATTACTAACAGCTACTCTATACAAGGTGTGCCGCATCATAATCTCACCAAACGCTGCGGCTTTTATCCAAGCAGTAGAATCAGCACTATAAAACGGGAATCTTTCTAAAATTTCTCTGGTTGTAATACCAAAAGCGTGAACCTTAACATTAGGATTATCACTATTCTTTATAATATCAAAGACCCAATTAAAATATCTAATTTGTTCTTTAGTAGATACCCCATGTCTACCACCTACACCAATATAAGTAGCCCTATTTTCTCCAACCCTTGTATTTACAATACGCTTCAATGCAAATTCAGGTTCGCCAAAATGATACAACGGAAGGAGAACTATATTTGGTGGTAAACGCTCTCTCATATAAATATAATTCAACCATGACAAATTACAACTATTTAACGCCGTTTCTTGATTTAATACTGGAAACGGTATTACATCTAACTCTACCCAAGCACCTACACCTGGATGTTGTTGTATATACTGCACATAATTATCAATATCAACAAAAGCATTACTGTGTGCTACTGAAAACGCGCCACTATCAATAAGTAGTGAACTACCTAGTCCAGACTTTTCCCAAGATTCTAAAATTTTTCTCTCATTTAATTGAGAAAACAACCTATATGCGCCTTTATCTTTAATGTGCTGGTCACTCTCTTTAGAACAATTACCAGCAAAGTGCAAATTTATACTCATAAAGTCAAACCCATAATTTCAAGATAACGCCTCCAACTATCATCGTGTTTATTCTTAATACTAAGAAGCCTATCATCAAATGAATAGTCTATAAGCGACCTTAATTTTTCACAACACTCTTCAAGATTTCGTTTCTGATATAAATAGCGTGGATCACCATTTAACTCATAAACAAAATCTTTCCAAATAGGATATAACGGATTACATCCAAATGTCACAGCTTCCAACAGCGTCCAACTAACCCAATCTTGATTCGCACAATTAAAAACAACAGAAGAACGGCTCAACTCTGTGTAATATGTAAGTTTATCAAAAGTATTAATAATCGTTAAATTATTATGTTTGCGGTCACATATAGCATCTAACCTTTGCATAACTTGAACATTAGATGTTATGGGTCTATCTTTACGAGGATTGACTAATTTAAATTTAATATCTGGACAACTTTCAACAACGTCTAAAAAGAAATTTGGGTCTTTCTCATCATCAAAACGACTAGCAAAAATAACAGAACCATCTTTTTGCTGTTGTGTAAAACCCATATCATCTAATTGCTCCAAAAGTCGTTTACTATTATATGGCAAACCGACATAAAAAATATTATTATCTTTTGCTATACCAGACACTATACAAAGTTGACGTAAAATTGGTGAGCACGTAAAAATAAAATCGTACTGATTGCCATAACCTGTTTCAATAGGCCGCATCCAACTTCTCATACTCCACGCAAAGTCTGTGTCATCAACAGACTGAGCATGTATAAATGTACCAACCTTGAATTTCATATCCCGCATTTGTCGAATGTAGAATATGCTCTCAATTCCAGGATGCCAAAAATCTTCTACATATATAATATCATCATCAGTAATTACTCTGTCATTAATTAACTTTACCAACTGCATAACTTGCGACATGGCGTAATAACTTCTACCACAAGCATCAAGAACAACACCGTCTTTAATTGTAATACCAAGTCGCGCGCCATCAATTCTAACAAACGGCACACCATATTTCTTAAAATTATCTTCTGCCCACCCATCGGGCGCAGACATTAAATATGTATATCTTTCAATATAAGGTTCAAGAGGTAGATAGTACAGCATTTATTTAACTTCGCCTTTCTCATAAATTATAATATCGCCTAAAAACATATTGTCTCGTAATGTAGATAAAGATGTTTCTTTAAAAGTAGATAAATTTGCAACACCCACGGAATCATCTGCTCTATATTTTATACATATATTATCAGATACATATGAAATTGGCAACCTTAAAATTACAAAATCAAACCTACAACCAATATTTTTTTCTATAGGAACAGAACTTTCTACACAAACAATATAAGCATCAGAAATCTCATATAATCTATCAATAAAAGACCAATCTACTATATCCACTCCGCCAGCACCAAAATAAATACCATTTATACTAACATTACATTTTACAAGACAGTCTAATATAATATCTATATCTGGTTTAGCTGATTCTACAAACAACATTGTTTTACCAAACATAGGATTATGTTCTACATCAATTCCATACCAAATTCTCATATATTTACAACACTCCCATACCACGCTTTAGTTATTTCTACATCACACTTAATGGGGATTGTCATTCTGCTTTGTGCCGCTTCTGACATAAGCTGTGCAAATCTTTCAGAACACTCCTTTATATTTTCTTCTGGGCACTCTGCTATTAACTCATCATGTACAGGTATAAGAAGTCTGAATCCTAATTCTTTTAGTCTCTTATCATTTCCGACTAAAATCATAGCTAACTTACTCATATCAGCCGCAGAGCCTTGGATTCTTGCATTAACACACTGTCTTTGTGCATCTGCTATCTTTGCACCATTATCAACAATCCATATTCCTTCTTTATTAGCTTGCTCAAAGATTTTTCTTTTCTGCCCAAAATATGCCTGTCTTAACTTCCTGACATAGTAGTTCCTTCTATCTTCGGGCACTTCATTATCGAACTCGTCGCTGGATTCTTCCTCAAAAGATAACAAATCCTCGTCAGGTCTTGCTCCATCTTTCCATTTGAACTCATATTCGGCAAGTTGTAAATCGGGCAATCTTCTTTTTCTACCCCACAATGTAGTAACATATCCTTTTTCATAAGCCATCTCCAATGAATCTTCTTCAAATTGAGGAATAGCAGGAAAACCTTTGAATACAGAATCTTTTATTGCTTGTGCTTTCTTTGTTGTAGTTCCCAACTGCTCAGCAATCGAAGGCACACCCCTTCCATATAGCACTCCAAGCAATATGCTTTTAGCTTGGCTTCGTCTATTCTTACCATCAGGATTTGTCGTGCCATCTGGTCTAAATTCGAGGCAGTTATCGTATGTAGTGTTAAATGACAGGGCGGCAATTTCTGCATATAAATCTTTCCCCTCTTGATATGCTTTAATCATCTTTGGGTCACCGCACATCTGAGTCATTACTTTAGGCTCTTGCTGTGAATAATCTGCCGACATAAGCACATAACCATCAGAGGCTACAAACATCTTGCGAATATCTTTATTATGACTTGGAATATTCTGCATATTAGGATTCTCAGAAGAAAATCTTCCTGTTCGTGCACCATATTGATTAAAGCTACAATGAATACGACCATCTTTAGGGTTCACACAATCAGGCAGTTTATCTATAAAAGTATCTACAATAGTAGAAAACTCTCTATAATCTAATACTGCTTTTGCTACAGGATTATCTAAACTTTTCAGTGTCGCTTCATTTGTTGTCCGCACTTCCTGTTTTGTCTTTTTATCAACAGGAACTTGACAGCCCATAATGTCATATAAAAGAATAGCAAGCTGTGTAGAAGATTTTATATTAATAGGATTATCAAGTTTGCAATTTACTCCCATTCTTCTTCTATATGCTTCTATATCATCTGAATAAGTATCACAAATTGCATTAAACTGTTTAACCCTATCTTCAAGTAATGCGTGGTATTTATCTTTAAGAAATTGATTATATTCAAAATCAAATCTTATACCATTATCTTCCATATCACACACAACTTTTATACAAGGCATTTCAATATTAAAGAATACCCACGAAACGCCGTTCATACCGTTTCTTGCTTCATTCGGTTGTGTCGCATCGTAATACAAAAATCGTTTCTGATACTGATATAATTCATAAGTAATAATAGCGTCATGTGCGGCGTACAAATAGAATGAACTAATAGGAATCTTATCTGCTGATATACCCTTAAATAACGCATCAAATGAAAACGCATCACCTTGTCCATTAAGCACATATTTTTTATGTAATGCTTTTAAGCCGTGACTTTCCTCATTTTCATTCATTAACTTTGCCGCGAGGTAACAATCCCATGTGCAATAAATATCTTTCACGCCAAGCTGATTCCTAATTACTCTCATATCAAACTTGGCATTGAACATGATAATCTCGATATTCGTATCGTGAATTATCGTATCAAATTCTTCTGCCACATCCTGCTCTGTAAGCTGATTATCTACTCTTGCACCTGTTACATATGAAGTATGGTTAATAGGAACATATACAGCTTTTTCATTAGGCGTATATAGACACAAACCCACAATACTATCGAGAATTGGGTCAAGACCGGTTGTCTCTGTATCTATTGCTACTACACCATTATTTACACATTTTGCAAAATAATCATGCAACTCATCTTGATTTCTAATGATTACATAATCATCCTTAAACTGACCAAGATTCTTTTCAACCATTGCTTTTATCTGATTTACCTGCCCAAGCAGGCTACTACCCCCACGAATGAGGGTAGTAGCCTTTTGGCTAGTTTTGGCTCTAACAGCAATGGATTTATCTTGGCTTGCACTTGTTTTTCGCTTAACGCTAAACAAAGCCATTAATAAGCCCTCCGAGGTGTTCTGCGAACAGGGCGGTCATCAACTTCCTGTTCCGCCCTTGCGTCATAATCTTCTCTGCGTGAAATACGCCTGCGGACAGGCTGTTCAGGTTCACCATCATCAGAACCGCCATTAGCAAGATAACTCTCCATAGCTTCAGCGGACATATCTTCAATAACAGTTCCAAGAACCTCAGGAATATCAGGCAAATCTTCCAGAACAGTATCATCCTTACGTATATCATAAATAGAATAAGTCGTACTCTGGTCTTTAGCTTTACCGTTTCTTTCAATCTCAAAAACATGAGCGCAAAGCGGTGTATCAGCAGAACTATAACGACCACACAGGCTTGTAAGCTGATTAATAAACTTCTTGCCCTTATCCCACAACTGAACAGTTTCAGTATCAACATTGTAGAGCGGAACCATCAGCTTAACTCTTGTGGGCATCTTAGCCGCACAGAATGGGCACTTATCAATAGGGTCACGATACTCCCTGAGACAGTTCACATACCGCTTCTTAAACGCCTCACCCTGAACATCCAGCTGATGTACAGCATAGCACTCAATATCATCTACTCCACTGTACATGAATCTTACCTGAGCGGTATCTTTATCATCTTTCAGAGAAAAGAATCTTGTTCCGCCACCACTTCCATACTTATCTGCTTCATCGTACCTAAATCTTGCCATCTTTCTACCTCTCTTTCTACTGGCTACGATTCGTTAAAAAGGTTATCTATACTTGCAAACACTCCAGACAACTCTGCATAATCTCTAAGATTTACATATTTTGTCCGAAATGCTAACAAATCTCTTTTAGCCTGTTCAAACATCTGCTCTGTATAATCCGGTTTTTTAAGAACCGTCTCGATTGGAACAAATTCTCTTTCACTTGGCGACTTACGAATAGCTACAAACTGTCTTACAGGCGGTCTTGTATCGTTATCAGACTGACGAACCAATACGATACTCCTAATAATATCTTTTGACTGTGTGAGCCTATACTTCTCTGCGGCAACATCATCACGCCACTCAAAATAATTATGAAGCGGTGTCCCCTCTGCCCTGTTTTCATTGAGAAGATTTTCTGCCGTCAACCCTATCGTATTAGCAACTCTACTGCACTCTTCTCCCGCTGTTTGCGCGTCAATATTTTTCGCAACAAATCCATCACGAAACTTATACTTTGGTGTAAAAGCTGACATATTTACTCTCCTTTATTACTGACTACGTGCTACGACTCAATACCAAAACTCAACTCAACACAACTCGACTTAACATAACACAACTAACTATGCCCGACCTCAACTGCCGAAACGAACCTTAACCCAACTTAACGCAACTTAACAAAACGCTACTAACCAAAACTTACCATGACTGCCTTAACCCAACTTAACTCAACAAAACATGCACAACCAAAACTCACCATGACTGCCTTAACATATCTCAACAAAACATAACTAAACGTAACAGAACCAGACATTCCAAGACTGCCTAAACAAAACATACCTTAACTCAACTTAACAGAACATAACTTACCGCAACTCACCGTAACTGCCAAACCAAGACATAACTCTACAAAACATACCTTAACTTAACGTAACCGAACGCACCTCAACGCACCACATCCTAAACTCAATCAATACGTTCTACATTCTCAATATGAAATTTCCCATAAGGACCATCACGTTCAATACGCCACTCACCGATTCCGTTCATTGCTCCTGCATATTCAATGCCATTCACAATCTGCTCAAACGTAATCTGGGAGTTTACTGTATATTCGACTTCGAGTTTCATCTGCCAATTATTGAAATACGGACGATAGCGCAGGTCAGATACTTTACTCACACCGCCAATCTTGACCATATCCTCTACACACTCAGGCGGTTCAGGTGTAATAATCTCTGCAAGCTGATGTTTGCCATATCCTTTGATGAAAAATGCTCCACGAACAAGCATCTGATTAGGAATTGCACCAAGGCGATACAGAATAGACTGTGTAGCCTGTTTGATACCAGTAACAGGAAATCCAAACTTTGCGCCGTTCTTCACAGCCTCATAAAATGCCTCTTCTGTATCTTCCGCAGGTCTATCTGTAATCCAATACAGAGCGTCAAGAAACTCGGCAAACGGGTCACGAATCTCTTTACCACCAGTCTTTGTTTTCTTCTGCTGTTTATCCAGCATTTCCTTCTTTGCTTTTTCTCCCCAGGAATGAACAATAAGCGGTGTATCACCAGTAATCGTGATAACATAACGCTCTTTTTTAAGAGGAAGCAGATTAATAGTTTCAGTTTTCTTTGTTGCCATAATGTTTCTCCTTTAAACCACTGACTACGATTTACTGACTACTGCTGTCTAAATAGACTCTAATATAGTATCACATATTCATTCATATGTCAATACACTACTTGAAAATTTTTTAACTGCTCTTTCGTACAATCATTAGCATCTTTACACCCTTTTGGAAAAAAATATTCACCTATTATTTTAGTATTCTGCATATTAGTTCTAATTCTTTCTCTTGCCCGCAATCCTCTTTCATCCATATCTGTTGCGAGTATTATTGTTCTACACGGCAATCCTCTAAGCTGTTTGAACTGTAAATCATTTCCGAGACCGTTTAATGCTACTGCATATTTTCCTACTGTCCAAAATGATAATGCATCTAACATAGACTCACAGACTATTATTTCTTTATATTTCGGAACTCTTCTTAATTCAGAACCAAAAGCTACAACTTCTTCTCCATACTTTGCTAACTCATATCGACCGTAAAGTGGCTTCTCTACTCCTTCTGGATAATTAAAGAATTTTGTATTTACACTTCTCCGAGCAATAAACAGACAATTTCCATGAATATCACGTACAGGAAAGGTAATTGCTTGCATATCTCTATCATATCCAATATCAAACATCTCAATAACTTCATCTGTTAATCCTCTCTTGTACATATACGGATGTGTATATCTGTATTTTTCCAATTCTTCTTCTGTTACGAACTGAACATTTTGTACATCATTAGTATTGCTATCACTATCAACCCCACGCCCAACTTTAAACTTAACATTTCTATTATACTCCTTTGCTGTCACTGAAAAATTTTTTAAAAGCCACTGCATCCCATATATACCGCCATCATCTTTTTCAAAACAATGCGATATTACTTCTGTTAAAGAATGAACTTCACCACAAGCAAAGCAATGAAAAATTCCATCTGTTTTTCTTATGCCTGCTGATGGTTTACGCTCCATACCATCTGAATGATAAGGACAAGTTATTTGAATATGAGTAGGGCCGTCTTTTATCTTTGCTAAGTATCGACTTCCATTCATATGCAATTCAGTTTGTAGTTTAATTATTATATCATGTAGTTCGCAACCAAAATATGTATCATTTATCTGTATCATTACAATATATCTCCCAATCCTTTAACATTTGCACAAATGCAGTATGATAAGGACCAACTCTACTTTCCATATATGATTTAATCCAGTCTACAGGAATGTATCTCGGACTAAAATTACTATATTCAGCACCACACGAAGAACATGGCGGCCTAAGTGGGCTACTATAAAAAGATTCACAATTTTCACAAATTCTTTTCAAAATGATTCCTCCGCATCTGAATATTTATGTCTGACCGCCCGCACTTTTCTCTCAGTACGCTCTCTTGGTTCAGCATCATCATTAGCAGGAACAAAAATAAATGCTCCTGTATCAATTTCCCATTGATAATTTAATTTACCGCCAACAGCACCAAACCTCTGCTTCTTTACTTCCATCTTTAGTATACCATCTTTTGTTTGGCGCAATGATAACACTTTACTAGCGTTATGTGCAATACCGTCACTATCTCTAATGGATTCCAAATCAGGAGTTCCATCTGAATCATCTTGTGCTACACCTGTTCTATTCGATTGAACAACTACTAAAACAGGAACACGCAACTCAATAGATAACTCCATTAAATCTTCACTAATATTTGTAAGCGTAGTGGTCTTATTATCGCCACGCTTATACCGCTCATCTGTCATATAAGTGATTCCATCTATAGCTATTAAATCTAATTTGTATTTATCTATCCATTGCTTTAATTTTGAAATAGTTATTTTCTTATCAAAATCAATTGGAGTCGATACAACAAAACGATTTTTATTATCACTCAAAGAATCTATATATTTGGCATATTCTTTTTCGCGTATATCATCCTTGCCCCACATTAAAGCCTTATTAGAAAAGTTCTGATGCAGAGTATCGAATCTATAGCCAACGCTATTAGCCCCCATTTCTGGAGATATATAACCAACATTAAAACCTATCTCCCACACATGAGTACATATCTTTTCAAGTACCCAGGATTTACCTTGGTTAGTGCGTGCAAATATAACGAACAATTCTTCTTCACGCTGTATACCATGAATCAAATCATCAAGTTCTTCAAATCCAGTTGTAAAAAACCAATCTTCCTGTTTAGTTTTTCGCTCAACAAACTGGTCATATCTGCTCCTTGCGTCAGCTATAATATCTTGACCGCCAACTGTATAATTTGGGCGTAAATCACGAATAGCATGAATCATATATTCAGCGGCGGCGTTTGCATCAGTATTAAGCAACTCAGCCACATGATTCATTATAGGAACGGCTTGGTGAAATAGATACTCTTCTCGTATACCATCTACAAGATACTTGTCAGATTCAGTTACATCTACAAGTTCAATATCAGGAAATTTTGATAAGAATGTTGCTTTATCAGGTATGTTACCATATTGATGCTTATGCTCTTGGATAAAAGAGTACGGCTCTTCATAGCCCTTAAAATAATCTATGGTCAGTGAATTATTGTCAATAATAGAATCATCGTGAGTATCTAATATTTTTGATAGAATCTGTAATGCAATCACTCTGCTCTCCTATCCTTGCCGCTGAATTTAACCAATGTTGACATATTCCATATTCTACTTGTTAGCCGTGAGCCTAATATATTTTCCATAGTAGAACGTGTTGTAATATTTCCTGTATATATATTTGCTTTATTATCTAATACTCGTTGGTCTATAATTGAAAGTAGCTGACCTCTATCATAATCTGATAATTTCGTACTTGCAATATCATCCCAGACAACTAAATCAACTTTACTCAAAATATCTTTTTCAGTCCGAAGTAAAGGATTATTAAAATCCTTTATACTGTCTAAAAATAAAGGAACATAAACAAACTTTCCTCTGATTCTAAATCCATTACCCGCCCAAATTTGGTCGAAATATTTCAGCATCAATTTAATTGCCCAACTTGTCTTGCCGTTTCCTGTAGTCTCACTAAATAAATACAACGACTCTCCACAGTCAACAAAATTAACTATATCTCGGCGTATACTATCTAAAAACTCAAATGTGGCCTCATCATAAGACGAATCTAATTTTATAGGATATTGTTGGCGTTTAGGAATACCACTATGCTCCATAAGATACTTCATCTCATAATATCTTATACAACCAGTGCAATCAGTTATTGTACATGCTTTATTGTACCAGCACTCATTTCTATTTATCATGTAGACCCCCTCTTATGGCGTACAAATAGTTGATTCTCTTCTGCTGGTTCAGATGTTATATCTGCTTCATATGGTTTACTCTTCACACTGCCACTATAATTATTAGACGGTTCATAAAAAGATAAATACCCACGCTCAGTGCTGTACTGTATAACATCTTCGTACTTCTGTATATCATCTCCACACAGATTTGCTAATTTGTTAAGCATACCTTTCCACATGTTTATATATAGCGATTTATCTTTTACAGACAATCTAAAATTTAGGTAATTCAAAAGCATACTCCTGATATTACCCCAAGCACTAAAATCATAACTATCTATAAGCTGAACACATTTAGTATACAGGTTTGGCTTTTTAGTAGACTTCTTACTTCCAAACGCAAAATCCTGTAATACTTCTTTAGAAGTATTCTTATTTACTTGTTTTTCTTGCTTATTATTATTTATCTGCACAGATTCAGTGTCTTGTTGTCTACAGCGTTGACAACTGGATGTTTCTATTACAGACAACAAGATATTGAAGTCAATCTTATAATAATTTTTAGCGGGAAGTCCTCTTTTCTCTATAAGTATTATTCCAAGTTCGTATAAATGAGATAGTGCTTTTCTTTGGTAATGTTCAGATAATCCAGTATTTTCTTCTATATTGTCTCTGGTAGAATAAAAATAACCATCCTCTAACTTACCTTGTTCATCCCAATAATTGTATTCTGCACAAAGTTCGCCTACAAGAATGGCTTCATGTAATCCTATTTTTTTAATAAGTGTTTTATTTACTTGTATAAATCCATCTGTACTGAGTAATTTTGCTATTGCGTTCATTATTAACCTCTGTAACAAAAAAGCTACTATCTCTGGTGCAAGCAAAGATAGTAGCTTCTTCGAGCCACACGATATGTAGTTTCAGTTTGCACATGTCTTGCACTCATGTGGCTATATTGACACTCTCGGAGGAAAATGCCTTATGAAAAAGAACAATTATAGTTTAACACACATCTATGTTAAAATCAATAGATTTAAAAAAGACTGTCAATTATCTCTGTTTTCTAATAATTTCAACAATCTCTTCCACCTGCTTATCAACTTCTTCATTACAAGTTGCCCACAGTTCTTCTCTTGCCTGTTCAATATCGTCACCTTCCTCAATAGACCGCTCCTCACCATATTCAAATGTATAGAAGTTATCTTTGAGTTTTGTGGACACTCTACTGGTTGCTTTAATCACTGTTGTTTTCATTCTTTATTCTCCTTCTTTTTACGTTTTTTAGATACCCGAAGCGTTATAACAAACTTAGTTTCTTTTGCTTTTTGGATATTGAGCAATTCATCCTTGCCAAGCATATCATTATATATAGCCGCTTCAAGAGCGTCATAATCAATATACTCTTTGGTTTTAATTATACCAAGTTCAGGCGTATCAAATGCTCGTACTATATCCAGTAACATCTCTTCATTGAAAGACTCTCTTTCGGATACAGAACGTGAAGCCGTATACTCACCAGCTTGATAACTAAATAGTGCGTAGTCAGCCATCAATCGTTTGATTTCTGAATTATCCGCATTGCAGAGTTTTTCATATCTATCTTTAACCGCTTTATTCTCTGCATATTGAGGAATTAACTCATCCAGTTTTTCAATTTTACTACTCAAATTATCCACTAATATTCTCCTTTTTCTTTCGATAATAAACTTGCGTCACATCACCCATTACACCATTGCGCCCTTTAGGAATAGACTGTTTAAATTGTATGAATTTCCACAAATCAGACTTGCGCCAATACCTTTTTTGACGCTTTCCTGCCTGTATATATTCAGGTAACATTTTAGCATAGTCACTATCAGGATTCTTTTTAGCCCAGTAATACCAAGTATTAATAGTCTTAAAAGATACTCCAACTAAAATGGCAACTTCTTCGAGTTTTAACAGAACATCGTCACTCATATTACCACCCCCTTTCCGTGACGTTTGTAATATTATACTACACAATATTTGTTCTGTCAACTCAGCAGGAAATCAAGCATGGCGCCCTTGTCAATCTGAATTTTACCGTCTACAAGAGCATCTGCCATTTTGCCTTTTTTCTCTACAAGTTCATTGATTCTCTCATCAATGGTATCCTTGCAGAGAATTGTGTAAATAGTAACATTCTGCTTTGTACCAACACGATGGCATCTATCCTCTGCCTGCTCTTTGTTTGCACGATTCCAGGGCTCATCGAGGAAGATTTCAACTGTTCCAGCAGTAAGAGTAATGCCTGTGCCCATAGCACCGATTGTGCCCATGATAACTTTAGCTTTGCCACTCTGAAACTTTTCTACCATCTGCTGACGCTCTGCATCTTTTGTCTGACCTGTAATAACTGCAAGAGGATACTTTCCGCACAGTCTGTCATACACAACATCTGTCATCTGCGTCCAGTTGGAGAAGATAACAACTTGTTTATTATTTTCAATAGCGTCAGATACAAGTTCTTCCATCCTGTCAAGTTTAGCAGATTCACAAACCTTAGAAGAGAGAATACCTGTATATCCAGTAGCCTGTCTCATTCTGATAAGTTCTGCCAGGGGATTATTCGCCATCTTTATCTGGTCGATATTCATTCTGATTTCAGAACTGATTTCTTTATAAATCTGAGCCTGCTTGGGAGTCATTTCTACATATTCTGTAATATGTGTTTTCTCAGGAAGGTCCAGA